ATTATATTCCTTACTTTGTTCAAGATTTGATATTTCATCTTTAGTTAATTCTAAATGAAACATGTCAATAACTTGACCTACAGACATCATAGTATATTCTACAATCCAGTCTGCATCTTCTATTTTATAAGTTTCAGGTGATTGAATAGTAAATAAATATAAAGGATTTACTTTTCTAAAAACAATATCATTTCCAAGCTCTTCAATACATACAATTTCCTCACCTGATATAAGAAAGTCTTCCCAACATCTTAAAAAGATATCTTGAACTTTTAACCTCTTATATTCATATTTTAATATTTTATTAGCAGTTATTTCCTTAAGATCTTGATAATTATATTTTAAATATTTATCAAACTTACTAAGTTCTTTCTGCATTTCTTCCTCCATTACTTGAGGATCTACTTCTTGCCCAGCAAAAGCTGCTTGAAGTTTACTTTGTGCTATTGATACCAATTTTTGGTACCACATATCTTTAATTTGTTCTTCTTTAGAAGATATACCCATTTGATCAGATGATGAAATAAAAGCTCTAAAAGGATATCTGTTTAGTCTCTTAGCTTCTTCACCAACAAGGGTATTAATTTTAGAGTTACCCAATCCTATATGCTGCATGTTTTTAGGAAATGATGAAAATTCAATACCATATGGTTCACATATAGCTTCAATATCCTTATCAGTTAGCATATTATTTCTTAATCTATAGTTAACTTTCTTATTATAAAAAGTTTGTCTAACTACAGATGAATCAAACATTAAAACATTTTCACCAGCATCAATACATTTTTTAGCCCACTCTAGATTTTTCTCACTATCTGAGAGAGTTTGTCTTGGTACTTGTATTACTAAGTTATTCATTTTTTACAAATTTATTATCTACCAAAAAAACTATTAAAAAATAAGTTATTATCTTTATAGCTATTTACTTCATTTAAAGGATTATAACTATCTTTTAAAAATCCTTTTTCTTTAAAAAACTCTGATTCTAAAAAAGACTTAGATTTTCTCTCTTCACTTTTAATAATTTCTCTGTTCAAAGTTACATCTAAAATCAATGCACCAATCAAGGCTGATACTCTATCAAAGTTTCCATCTTTATTCCACTTAATTAATTCCTGTATTAAGCCAGCAGACCTTAATCTGCTAAGATTTAATATTTCAGAGTTAGGTTCAATAGGTTCTAGCAACCATTCTCTGATTAACTCTCTACCCCAAGTATTTGTTCTTTCAGTAGCTTTGTATCCATAACTAGTATTTAAGTTAGGTTTCCACTCTATTTTATCTCTAAGTTGAACAGGAGTTTCAGCTAACGTATATAATGCCTTTTTATGCTCCATATATGTAACAAATCCTAACTTATTAATTTCTGGAAATCCCATAGCATTGTAATATACAATTAATTTTCTACAATTCTCATAAAAATCTTTAGCTAACTGTGGTCTTCCAGTATATTCAGCTACTATTCTTCTAGTAAATCTATCAAATACAAGTGCACATCCTGCAGAATCAGTAGTTGAATAATCATCATCATAGGGGTCAATAGCAACTATATATCTTCTTGGAAAAACTTTTCCATCATTATCTTTTTGAGGTTGCTCATAAATTTCTATACACCCTGTAATATCATCATCAGGTCTTTTCTTAATGGGATAATCTCTATTAGGTTTAGCTGAATCAGAAGTTTGAAATCTTAATTCCCCTTCTTCTGTTACTGTAAAATTACCTACCCAGTTACTTTCAACATATTTTTGAGGATTAGATTTAATTTCAGCTAACCTTTCATTAAGTAACATTGTAGGAAACATATTCCCTGAAGTAATTAAAAATGCTTCAGAAGGTGTTGTAGGATATTGAGTTACTGCATCTCTATATGCTTGAGGATTACCTTTTTTAGTTTCTCTAAATGCAAGAATAGATTTTAAAGCATGTTCTTCATTAGAATTACCTTCATCATCTACTAACTTATAAGTTTCTTTAGTTACCTTATCAGTATAAACACCAAACCTTTGTCTAGTTGATGGTAAAAACCATCCACAATATTGATTTGATTTATCAGATTCCCATTCATTAGGAAATGATAATAAATTAAATCTATCAGGATCATAGTACATTTCAGAGAATGCTGCTGTACCTCCACCCATATCTCCACCAGTACCATAAATAATAGGAATACCAATCATATCTTCACCATCTTTCCAACAAGGTTCAGATATATTGTAAGATTCAATAATATTACTAAAAATACCAGCTTCCTCAAATAAGAATATAGAACTTGATAAACCTGCAGATGCAAATGGATTGTCTTTAAAAGTAATCTTTTTAATTTGTGATTGATATCCTACCCAAATATCCCTACCATCTTCCATCTTTTTAAGATGTCTTGCTTTAACAAAATCTTGTGTATTAGGATTTCTAGGTTTATACCATATAGTAGCTTGATCTAAAAAATTTAAATTATTTAAAGTCATTGCCATGGTATTATCAGAGTACTTATTTTCATAAGCTGATATAATACATTTAGCATCTCTATAAAAATTATATTCATGAGTAACTAAAGCCGCATTCTTATAAGAAAAACCAGTTCTTCTTGGTTTAACCATTATAAAACCTTTCTTTTCTTTTCTAGCTTTCTCAATTAAAGTAAAGAACTCCAAATCTACATCAGTAAACCTAGGAAAACCTTGGGTTTTTCTACCTGTTTTTTCATCCTTTAAATCCATTCTAGTATAGTTTAGATAGAAGTAATATGTTCCAGGTATAGTTAAATTACCAATAGTAACTCCTTCTATACATTTCCTATGCTCTTCTTTCCAAAATTCATTATACTGATATGTACCAACTAAAGCATTGGTATAACTACCAGTGAGCTCATAATTAATTCTTGCTTCTAAAAATGCTTTTGTATTAGTTAACATTATTCATTAAAATTACTATCTACTTTTTTATCTCCTCTAATTTTAACATTGTTATTTTCCTTTTCAGATTTAACAGCTGTTTCTAATGTCTTATATTGTCCTACAATTTTACTCATAGAATCAAATATCTTTAATACAGGAGTAACACTTTCATCAGTTAATTCATTGTTTCTTAGATATTTAGACATTTCTTCTATCTTATTTTTAACAGAATTAAATAATCTTTCAATAGGAGTTTCTTTTAAGTTCTTATATACTACACATGCTTGTTTAACTTCTTCTGATGGAATGTAATCTTTTTGTCCAATGACTTCTTCTTTAATTGCTTCAATTCTCTTTTCCTCTGAATAATTGTTATAAGGAGAATTAAAATCACATAAATGATAGATATATTTAAAATTGTTATATGCATCTTTTTTATTTTTATTTTTATCAGAATCCCAAATATCTTTAAATACTGATATACTTAGTATTTCAGGAGAAACTATTAAATCATTATCTTTTAAATCAAAAACTTTCATTACTTAAGAAATTTTAATTTGTATATAGTAGAATATACTAAACTTGCTATTTCATCAATCTGATTCTTAAGGTAATCTTCCTTAAATACATCTCTTGATAATTCAACATACTTAGCAAACTCTTCAATATATTCCATAAACTCTAAAGGTTTTACAGACTTAACTTCAATATTAACAATACCATATTTACCTTGATAACTTTCTACAAAGCCATCTGCCAAGTCTAGAAGTTCATCATAAAATCCACCAATTGCTGTATGTGCTGCATAGGCACCAGGACCCTTAACTCTTAAATGTTCAATATGTGCAACATCTCTTGCTTCAAACAATCTACCAATAAACTTACTCGGTGAGTTCATTGGATTGTTCATTAATTTTTCTTTTAGATTCATATCTTTTTAATTTATTTTTATTAACTACAAATTTACCAAAATTTTTGATAATAACATTCTTATCCCAAGTAGAGATATCTTCATCAGATATTTTAGAAAATTTTTTAATTAAAAAATCAAATAATGAAATATAAACAGACTTAACTTCATTATAACTAACATTATTACTTTTTGCAACCTTAATTAAAATGTCAACTACTTCTTCTTGAAGTTTTACCATAAAATCCTTTTATAATTGTTCTATTCTTTTTTAACTCACATAATTCATCAAATGAATGATTAGCAATTACCCATTGATCATCTGTTTTTAGTAAACATCTTTTCTTATAAGGTTTTTTGGTTCTGCGATTAATCATTTCTTGTATTTCAACTATGTAATTAATATTTATTTTCTTATGATAAAACCCTATAATAACAGATGACTCTTCTTCTGGAAGAGAAGATTCTTCATGAATAGGTTCTAATATCTTAATAGTCATCCTTCTATATAATTACTAATATATTTAACCCACATTTCTTTCTTAGTATTGTTCTTAATATTATTATATTCTTTAACAGCTTCATGATTTGAAGGTAATACTTTAAAAACTAAACACCAATCTCCTCCTGGAACTTGTTCAACATACTTAATATACTGATACCTTTTATGTTTATTTATAAATTTTTTAGCTAATCCTATATAAATATTCATTTTTTCAATTACATTCTCAAAACTTTTATCTATATATACTATAGTAGAACCTTTACTAATATCATCAGTTGTCATAATATATTTTTTACTAAAATACAAAATTAATCTTCATCATATATAACACTAATAGGTGTTATTACAACCCAAGCTCCTTTTCTACCCATGTTCCTGTCATGTATAAACCTAATAATATTATTATCATATACAATCTCAGCATCCATATATTCAGTAATTCTACCTATCTTATATAAATGATTAACTGTATTATACAATTCATTAAGCTTACTTGCGTTAATCTCTATTCTTTTCATATCTATTCATTGTTTTGTTTATACACCCTTTAACCTTAGTGTTATCATATGTCCACCATTCACCTTTATCTGTAAGAATAACAAAATATATATAACTCTCAGGACCATAATCTATAATAAAATGTGCCCATCCTTCTACATCTTGTTCAGGTATATACATGGGTATTGGTGGATTAAGCTGTAACATCATTTAACCTTAGTATAAGCAAGTAATAATTCTTTTTCAAAAGGTGTTAAATCTTTCATTAACTTATTAGTACCAATTTCTCTTTCAATACATTGTAACTGATAAAAGTTAATAACACCTTTTGCTAAATATTCATTTAACTGTTGTTTGATAGTTCTATCATTCATCTGCAAATCACCTTCTAAAGTTATATTCATATATTAACTACAGGTTCAATAACAGACAATGGTTCAATTAAACAGCATACATCTGCTTCCCTAAACAACATATACTTATGTGTTTTACCATCTAAATCTTCTAGACTAAATGAAGTAGGAATAGAATGTGGGAAAAACATAACAGTATCTCCTGGTTTACATATAGTAACTTCACTACCTACCTTAATAACATTATCCCCATCATAGGCTGCAATATCTTCCTTCTGTGTACCTGAAGGTAAATATACTCCTGACTTAGTTTGTTCAATTTCACTAAACTCAATTAGTATTCCTTTTGCATGTGGTATTACTCTACTTTTTTTCATACATTTTAATTTTAATTATTTATTTAAAAACAAAAGTAAACCTATATCTTGACATACACAAATAAAAAGTAAACTTATAACTTTACTTAAGTGATTATCAGTATAATAAAATAATTATTAACTAGATAGAATATTCCCCTTAGAGTTTTAAACTTAATTTTAGATTTCATGTAGTTGGTATCAAGCCCCTAGCCTACTCTTCCCCTTGCACTCTGGCGGTAGTCCTACACTTATACTAAAACCATTTTTGCAACTATCGGAGAAAGTTATCCTCTTATTTAGAGGACATTGATCCAACTTCTGACCCAGTTATGGTTACTTAATGGGTGATCCAGAGGTTAAGAGGGAAACTTAACTTAGGTTGCAGTGCAAAGATATAAAAAATTTTTTTTAAAAAAACAAAAAATGTTTTGTGTTTATGTGGATGAGTACCTACTCAACAAAACCACCCCTCCTAATCTTTAGGGCAACGTTGCCCCCATTAAACAATAAACAAAATGGCACTTACCAAAGCTCAATTGAAAGCATTAGCAGGACAGAAAAGTAATAATTTGAGTCTTTCAGACTTCACTTTTGATAGTGTTAATGGTTATTACCTCCATGAGGAGGGATACAAGCTCAATAAACTAACGTTTATTGGGCTAGACTTACTTGACGCTAATGGCATTGAGTACACACTGATTGCCCCTAAAGCGGGGCAAGAATGGGCTAGAGCATGGTTCTAACGAACCAGGGCTCTGCCCTTTTTTTATATGTCAAGTGTCTCATGTTCAAGAGATTAAATGGTGTAG